CAGCATCGACGGCAGTCGTGCAGCCGACCTCTACCACGGAAGTGTTACCAGCGGGACAAACAACGATGGTGCGGTCTTGAAAAACAAGGTCCATTTGCCAAACCAGACCAGCCACGACAAGCTAGTCCTAGATGGTGCAACCAAGGGTTGGGTTCAGGGTGGATATTTCCGGGTCGAGATCGCCGCTGCGAACATGCTGGTAATCAGTGGGCAACTTGCGGGTATCGGAACTTCTGCAAATCCGTTTGTGTAGGGAGGTGATCTGTGGTTTCTTCGACAACGTCAGCACTGTCTGAGTTTCCGAATTTCACGTTCGGAGGTAGCGGTCAGAAGTTTGCGTTCACGTCTCTTAGTGACGACGGCATATTGGTCGCTGCGGTCACAGGAGCCAAGATTCGCGTCTTGGCAATGTTTTCATCCTGCAACGACACCAACGAAGTCGTTAGCATTCACCTAGAGGACGGGACGACCCAGATCGGGCCGAAGTTTCTGGCGGGTGCGCTGATCGTCACGACAAAGATTGTCGATGTTAGCGGGACGGGTTTGGATGCTACTGCAAATGCCGACCAGCACGTTGCCCACCTGCCCCCGTGCCTCCTGCCGTTCAATCCTGCTGGTTGGTGCGAGACTACGGCAGGTGTCGCCCTCAACGCTGAGTTCAGTGCGGCCATCACCACCGGCACCGTCGAGTTCATGCTGGTTTATGAAGAGGTTCCGGGTTAATGGGAGTCGTTGATGGCACCTCCGAATCGCCGCTCAATCCGCCTTCCATTTCCGATGGCGGGAATCTTTGAAGGATCTGGCTACGAGGATCAGTCGAACCTGACCACGGTTGATTGTCAGAACGTCCGGGTTATACCGGCTGACACCACCGAGGACACTACGAATCCGAGTACCAGAAGCGGTCGCGCGCGCGGTGGGCAGCGGCCCGGACTCACGAAGTATCTGGCCGATGAGGAAGTGTTCCCGTTAGCCGGTCCCCCGCTGTTTCAGGATATCAACAGCATCATCTGGTCGGAAATCACGCCGACCAACGGGGATGGCGACTCGGTAACATCTACGAACAGCGGCGGCTCGTTTCTGCTGATCGACAAGGATGGCGAGTTGACCGCCACGATGGGCATCGCGGGTGAGAAGTTCAACAATGCCGTCTGGGGCCGGGACGGGTTCTGCTACGTCGCCACCATCGGTGACCGTGGAAGTGGAGATCCCCGCTACTACGTGGTCCTGCGTAAGATCAACCGCAAGGGAACGGTCAAGTGGGACTGGATTGATGGCGGCAACCTGCCGCTGATCGACGTGGAAGCCTCTGACATGGTCGTTCGGGGCATGGACGTTTACGGGCAGACCCTCTACCTCTGGCTGACGAGCATCAAGGACGTTGGTTCGGAGGCGTTGTATCGAGTAGACACCACCAATGGTGTGCTGGTGGAGGATCGGACGGCAGGGACGGCGGCTAACTACTGGAAGCTCTCAAAGACGGCAGGTGGCGCGTTCAACCACTTCTACGAGAGCGGTGGTGAGACCAACCAGTACCTGAACGGGCTGACCATCTGCCGTGGCAAGATTGCCATGCTCTGCTTCAACGACAGTGGTGCGGCAGACGCTGCGAGCAACAAGACGGCTGGTATCGCCTTTGATGCAACCAAAACCACGATCAGCACGGCCCTACACGCGATCACCACTCTGGACGAATCGTCCAACATCACGGTTGCCGGTGGCCCTGCTGCCACGACGGACATAACGGTCGAGTTCAGAGGTGCGCTTGGCTCTCAGTCAGTCGTGAAGCTGGTGGCTGAAACAGATGCTTCCGATCCGCTGGTCGGGGTGGACGAGAAGCAGCGGATCACGATCACCGGCACACCGACAGGTGGCGACTTCACCCTGTCGTTTACCAGTGGCGCGACGACGCAGACCACTGGCGCGATTGCATTTGACGCAGCCCACGGTGCTGTCCAAAGTGCCTTGCAGGCTTTGAGCCTGATTGATGCGGTCACGACAAGCGGTGGTGCTTTCCCCGGAGCCTACGTGGATGTCGAGTTCACCGGCAGCGGCGTTGACGAAACCGACCAGACCCTGATGACGGTTGCCTCCAGCCTCACCGGGGGGACAACACCGGCAATAGCCATCACCACGGTGACTGCCGGATACGCACCAACGGTGACGGTCGTCCGAAACATTTACGGGTGGAAGTTTGCCAACGAGATTCAGAAGGTCACCGTTCAGGCGTCCGCTGGCAAGTTCAAGCTCGCGTGGGACGGGGCCACCTGCGTGCAGCTACTCGATATCGATCACGGAAACCAGATGCGCTGCGAGGAGGTGCAGGAGTACGGCCCACGTTCGTCCGGTGACAAGAACCTCACTAACAACGCGATCAAGATCATCAACGACGAGTTGGGGAACCTGTACACGCTGACGAGGTTCAACGACGGAACCCTGCGGCATGTGATCTCGAAGTTCGACACGTCCATGACAAGGCAGTGGCAGGTCAGTAACACAGGAACCCATAGGAGCATCGCCTACGACTTCAAGAATTCCAGAATCGGAGTTGTCGGCGGTGGCGTGTTAGGGACTTTAGACAACTTTGGAACGATGGCAGTGGCGGACGGAGCTACGGTCTCGACGAGCGACTTGCAGAGCGTCAGCATCATCAATGACATATCAGCCGATATTGATGGGGGATTTCGCCTGTACCAAAACGGGACCACCAATACGGTATTCAAGGTGAACAACGCCTTGGCTAACTCGTGGATTGTCGATCATGGTGGAGGTAACAGGTATTCGTCAGCCAATGCCGCCGTTTACATGCTGAACCCGGAGAACACGACCTCCAAGCGTCAAGCGAGAGCCGTGGCGGTTGCCGGGGGCGTGGTCTATGGATTTGACGATCAGGCGTGGATCAGTGTGACTGGGGGTGGGACATACGACGCCCCTGCCTTCGACTTGGGTGAGGATATCTATTCAACGCAGCATGCCGGTTTGCTGTTCTACGCAGATGGCGTCAATTCCAAGTATTACGATGGTGATGCCAACGAGTTGAAGACGTGGAATACTACGACCGGCACGCTGCCCATCGACTCCAAGAGTCGTCGCCCCACGCTGATTGAGAACTGGCGTAGCCGGATCGTCATGTCTGGGACTGCGGGAGATCCGCAGGAGTGGTACATGAGCAAGCTGGGAGATCCGTTCGACTGGAACTACAGTCCAGTCACCACCAGCGAAATTCAGGCAACCGCAGGGGCCAACGCGCCCGCAGGCAAGGCACCGGACGCCATCAGGACCATCATTCCTGTCAGCGACGACATACTGATCTTCGGCTGCGACCACACCATCTGGCAAATGACGGGCGATCCGATGATGGGCGGTCGCCTCGACCTAGTGGCTGACGGGGTTGGAACACCGCATGGAAGACCGTGGTGCCAAGACGGATCGCGAAATTTCTTCCTGATGAGCAATAACGGAACCGTGTGGCAGGGGATGGCTGGTCAAGGAATATCGAAGATCTCGGACGGCAAGGTCGAGGAGCGGTTGCAGGGCGTGAACTTGGACACGAGTCAGATCCAGATGCTCTGGAACTCGCAGCAGCACGGCGTTCATCTGTTCATTACTCCACGGGACGCCACCGTCAAGGGAGAGCATATGTTCTTTGACCCTCGTGCCAATGCGTGGTGGATCGACGTGTTTGATGCCGTGGATGCCAGTGGCAACTACTACATGAACCCAAGAGCGGTACACACCTACGATGGTGATGACCCCAATGATCGTGCGATTCTCATGGGTGGATATGACGGCCACCTGAGAAAATGGGATCTGACAGCCGGTGACGACGACGGCACGGCGATCAGCAGCCATGTCTACCTTGGTCCTCTCAAGGGTGGTACTCAGAGGGGAATCCGTCTCAAGGAGATGCGTGCGACGCTTGGGCTGACATCCGCTTCACTGAAATACACCGTGTTTGCAGGGGATTCTGCTGAGTCAGCCTACAACAGTACGGCTGCCGCCAGCGGCACGTTCTCAAGCACTCTGGCAGGGAAACCAGCGGTTTCTCACAAGGGGGCTATGGGACAGGCTATTTACATCAAGCTGTCGAATACGACGGTGGCGGAAAAGTGGACGCTGGAAAAGCTGGAGTGTACCTACCATAGCACCGGCAAGAAATTCGCTCGAATCAGTTAGGGACGACATGACAAGCACAATCACGTCAGCCACGCTGACGGTAAAAATCACCGAGACGGTATCGCTCAACGGCAGAGAACAGGGTGGTGACAACACCCTGACGATTGCCAATGTCAACGAGATCTTCAAGAGGATCGTAACGGTGCCTACGAGCGGCGAGATTGGCATCTACACAACAACCGATGCCACCGCCGGGGGGTCACAGTTCAAGGATGGGCGTGTCGTCTACGTCCGTCTGACCAACAAGGATGACACGAACTACATGCTCGTCGTTGTCAAGAATTCGGGTAACGACGAGTTTGTGATCAAGCTCCGAGCGGGAGAATCTTGGATGTCGCATATTCAGGACACCTGCATGAACGCTGACAATCAAGCGATCAGCGACATCACCGCTGGCCTTGTCAACATCGACACGGTCACAGCCCTAGCAAACACAGCCGCCTGTGACCTAGAAGTCTTCATAGCGAGCCTCTGATGGCAAGACCCGGATACGACAGGCCGAGATCCAAGTCTCCAACTCCGGCTGACAGGCGGGCGGCTAACGCTGATGCCGGTCAAGAGTCGGTGTTCAACCAGATAGGCATTGGTGTAGGAAATCCTCTGTACTCCACCGCTCTGCACATCCAGAAGCAGCACATCACCAATGTAATGGTGGACAGGCTACAGACGAGTCAGTTCGGGCCAACCCTCCAGCTTAGGAAGGCCCGAGGGGATCTGGATGAGCCATTGACGGTTGCGGATGAAGACTACTGCGGCCTTATCGCAGGATACGGATATGTTGGTGCGACCAACCAGTTCCTGAAGGGTGCGTCAATCGAAATCCTGATCGACGGGACACCCAGCGACAGCGGTTCAGGGGCGTTGCCGTCCTCCCTGCGATTTCGCACCAGAACCACTGCTGGAGCAGAGCCGACAATCTGCTGGATGGATGCAGAGGGGAATGTCGGCATAGGGGACATCGACGACCCGGACCAGCAGTTGGAGGTGGGTGGCAGCATCCACATATCGGGCGAGGAGGATCTATCCTCGACATCGGTTGCCGATGGGGACGGTGGGCTGCTTTACATCAAGACAAACGGCAAGATCTACTACAAGTCAAACGAGGTCAGCGAAACGGACCTAACGGCTAGCGGTGGTGGTGGCGAGGCGAATGAGTCTTCCTTTAAGACGATCTCTGTCAGCGGCCAAGACAACGTAGTTGCGGAAGTTGACGACGACATATTGACGTTTGCTCAAGCTGGCGGCATCACCCTCACGACAAACGCAACGTCTGATACCGTCACCATCTCATCGGCAGACACCAATACAACGTATTCTATCCAAGACGGCGAGTTATCTCAGAACAACTTTACAAACACTGACCACACTAAGCTGAATGGTATTGAAGCAAGTGCCGATGTTACGGATGCCACCAACGTAACCGCAGCGGGTGCATTGATGGATTCAGAAGTAACAAATCTTGCGTTTGTAAAAGCCCTAGCTAAAGGTGTCAGCGATGGAAATGTTCTGACAGCCAATGACGTGGTGGCAGATGATGATTTTCTTAGAATCAACGGGACAGAGGTAGAAGGTCTAACCGTAGCCGAAGTCCTGACCGCATTGAATGTGGAAGCGGGGGCAACAGCCGACCAAAGTAATGCAGAAATAGTTGCGGCAGTTGAAGCAGGCTCAGACTCTAACACGTTTACTGACACTGACCACACTAAGCTAAATGGTATTGAAGCAAGTGCAGATGTAACCGACGCCACTAATGTAACCGCAGCAGGCGCGCTGATGGATTCAGAGGTTACAAATCTCGCATTTGTAAAAGCCTTAGCTAAAGGCATTTCAGATGGGCAGGTTTTGACAGCTAATGACGTGGTGGCAGATGATGATTTTCTTAGAATCAATGGGACAGAAGTGGAAGGTTTGACCGTAGCTGAAGTCCTAACCGCATTGAATGTGGAAGCTGGGGCAGATGTAACCGACGCCACCAATGTAACCGCAGCGGGCGCATTGATGGATAGTGAACTGGCTGGCATAGCTGCTGTAAAAGCGACTACAGGTACTTTCCTGTCGGCAGATGAAAGCAAGCTAGATGGTATAGAAGCTAGTGCAGACGTAACTGATGCCACCAATGTAACTGCTGCTGGTGCCCTGATGGATAGTGAACTGGCTGGCATAGCCGCTGTGAAAGCAACTACTGGTACGTTCCTATCGGCAGATGAAAGCAAACTAGATGGTATAGAAGCTAGTGCTACAGCAGACCAGACTGCTGGCGAAATCTTGACCCTCTTGGAAGATGGTGTTGATAGTGTTCACTATGTCGATGGGTCAATTGATGAAGCTCATCTAAACGCAACAAACTCCGCCACCGATAACTATCTCTTATCATATGATAGCGGTTCGTCTGGGTTCACTTGGGTCGCAGCCGGTGGAGGTAGCGGGACCATAACCAGCGTGGTTGCTGGTGCTGGCATGACTGGTGGTGCGACTTCTGGTGCTGCAACACTGAATGTGATTGGTGGCACTGGCATCACCGCCAATGCTGACGATATCGAACTCACCGACAACGGAGTCACGCTGGCGAAGATGGCTGGCCTCGCCAGAGGCAAGATCATTTACGGGGACGCTAGCGGTGACCCAGCCGCCCTCGCCGTTGGTGACGCTGACCAAGTGCTGACACATGATGGAACGGATATCTCGTGGGAGGATGCTGGAGGTGGTAGCGCACGGTCGGTTGCCGGTGATACGGACAACGCCATCATCTCGTGGGTAACTAGCGACAACACGTTCGCTGCGGAGGCGAATCTGACGTTCGATGGCAACGCAATGGTCATCAACAACGCGGGAGGTGCCGGGAACATCCCGCTGACGCTCACGGCCCACTCCGGTCAGACTGCTGACCTGCTTCAGTTTCAGGACAGTTCCGGTGACGAACTCCTCGTCATTGACAAGGGCGGCAGCATCAAGTTGGGACTGGGTGGGGACCGGGAAGTACACGTTGAACCCGAGAGCGGAAGCAACTCTGCGGGCAAAGACCTCTTCCTGAAGGGTGGAAAGAGTACTGGCAACACCGAAGGTGGTGACATTCGGTTCTACACCTCCCCGGTTGGATCATCGGGTGTCGGTGTCAACAACTGGGTCGAGGCAGTGAAGATCCGCCATGACAAAGTGGTGGACTTCAAGAAAGCGGGTGGTTCCAAGACCGTGACGCTCCAGAACGACGCGATGGATGAGTATATGAGCGGAACGGCAACGGTCACGGTGAACGCGACCGAGTGGTTGGAGATCAAGGTTAACGGCAACACCCGGTATATCCCGGTCTGGAGTTGAGACATGACTAGCACAGTCACGGCAGGGCCATAGCAATGGGAGTAGTTACACTAAACGCATGGGGCAAGCTCGCGACGATCACCTATCCAGATGCGATGGACGATCTGGCCCCCGGAGCGTTCGCGGACGCTTACGATTACGAAACACACATTGTGGATGACGACGACAACATAATCCCCAACCCCCAGTCGGAAGAGGAATTCGCAATCGAGAAGATTTTCGACTACGTTGGCGAGATCATGCGTGCGTACAGCATGAAGGAGCATCAGGCCGCAGCCTTGGCCGCTGCCCGTTCTGCGGCTGACGCTGCCTTGGGGTCCATCACTGTGGACATCGTAAACGAGTGATGGAACTGGGTCTAAATAATGGGAACATCACCGGGATGGCACGGAAACAACTACTGGTGGGGAGAGGGTATCGGCGGATTCCAGAAGCATCTGGAAGGTGGCGGAACCTCAAATGTCGGCTTGATCCCAGAAGGGGTTTATTTTCATTCCCGCAACAATGCCCCCGGAGAGAAAGAGTTCCACGGAATGCCAGCCGTGGGGATGATGGAGTGGGAACAAGACACATCCGGCGCGATGGAAAACATACGCACTGGGCCAATGGAATGGCAGCAAGGGCCGGATTGGGACTACCTAAGCGACTGGGGCGGCAGCGTAGAGGGGATGCACTACGAATTCCCTTCATATGGAAGCCAGTCGGCAAAGCTGACCGGATATGTACCTAGCAACGCAACCTTCGACTGGGATTACGAACCGATCCCCCGAGAAGGTAGACAAAAGAAATACGATTGGGATTACGAATCGATGGTTGAATACAACGCTCCCGACCTCCCACCCGGAGAATACCCTGCTTTGTACGAGCAGCCCGGAGGCAATATGGGCTATGAGACCTACGACATGGGGATGTCGCCAAGCCCCTATGCCCCGCAGGGACTAAAGTACACGCTCCCGGTCCCGCAGGACGTGGAGTTGGAGACTGGGATTGGGGTGGAAAACAGGGCGAGGGAGATTGGCGAGCAATGGCTACGCGACAGGAACCAGTGGTCGGTTCCCGATGCAACAGAGGGCAAGTACCGAGAGCGGGATGACTGGACGCCCATGTCCAGCGAAGATGTACGCCGAAAGCTGGCGACATGGGACGCGACTACTCGTGAGAAGTGGTACGTCGGGTTCCAGAAGCAGGCTCTTCAGGAGCAGGCGGAACAGCAGCGACGGTATGCCAAGTACCAGAATGAACTGAGGTACTCGCAGGGATTGCTCCTCAAAGAGCAGGCGATGGGCAACATCATGAGCCAGATCGTTGGCCTTGGTGGGCAGGAGCGTCGTGATATCGAGTCCGACTTTGAGAGACAGCAGGCGGAGGAACTTCAGTCGGCTATGAGCCGTGGCATGTCGAGTTCGACGGTTCTGGGTTCGATCTCCCGTGGAATCCAGTCCGAGGAGTCCCAAGCCAAAGGGCGACTGGAAGAGCGACTGCGACGCGAGCAGGCTCAGACTCAGGCACTGCTTGTCGGGGACATCACCAGTTGGATTGAGGGTCGTGTTGACGAGTACCCCAGCAGCGACCAGATGGCAAACATCATGTTCGGCTACGGGGCCAGCGGAGGAGGCCAGCAGGCCAAAGCCCAGAGCAACTCAGGGGCAGGTGCTGCCGGTGCAGCTATGGGATGCCTGATGAGCAAGTGCTGCTTCATGTTCCGACACGCTCGACACAGGGATGGGACCGAGGACTGGGTGATCCGCGAGTACCGGGACAGCATGACAACGTCAGAGCATAAGCGTGGCTACTACAAGATGAGCGAGTTCTTGTGTCCACTGATGGAACGTCACCGATTCGTCCGGTACGCCGTGAAGTTTCTGGTGTGTGACCCACTGGTGGCATACGGCAAGTGGTTCTACCGCGATCACGAGTATTACTCAGACAAGAAGAAGGGTCTGAGTCACCGATTCGGGTGGGTGTTTTCACCCATCAAGAAGTTCTGGCTTAAGACATGGAAGCATCTTGGTGGAGAATTCGAGTACATCCGTTCAAACGGGGAAGTAGTTTAGGTAATCCAATGGTATACAAGAGCGCACCTCAACCGACTCCTGAAGAGATTGCCGAGGCGTGTCGTCTGATTCGCGAGGGTTGGTCTGAGGAGAAATGGAACAAGCAGACAGGGGCGGTGGCATGGGAAGTGCCTCGCCAGAAGGTTCCCACCCTAAAGTCTAGAGTTGTAAAATGAGCATTGTCGTATCACACCAGCCGGATCTGGCAGTCACGTCGGAAATCGCTTACCAGAGCGGCAAGGGGCAATACAACCAGTGGCTGGCCCAATTCCAGCAGCAGCAGGAGAATGCCAAGACGCAGGCTCTGATGGGCGGCTTCAGTGCTGGTGGCAAGCTCGGCCTCGGCATCGCTGGCATGCAGCAGAGGGAAAGGATGCAAGCCGCGACGCTGGCGGCAAACACGGCGGCAACGACGGCGAAGTCCGTAGCCAAATTGGAAGATGACGCAAGGTTTTCCAAGGCGATGGGCGACCGCCTAATGGATGCGCGGGCGATGCAAGATCCGTTGAATCCAACCGATTGGCCCGATGTTCTGAAATACCCACGGGAGCAGCAGGAAAAACTGCTCCAGTGGGCGGATGATGTCACAAAGAGCCGCATGAATTACAAGGCTCGCAGCAATCCCGGTACTGTCAGGGCGAGGGTGGGAGGGGAGGCGGCAGATCAGCAGGCGTTCAGCGCGGGAAAGGATGCCTATAGTACGGCAAGGCATTCGATCAATTCAGAGTTCAGAAAAGGCAACATAAAGCCCCAGTTGCGTGATCGTCTTTTACGGACGGTCGAACGAAACAAGAGGTTCTTCGGCAACAGTGCCAAGCGGCCCCCAACTCCTGACGAGGTGCTTGAAGGCCAGAAGACCAGCATGGACCTCCCCGGCGGTGGGGAATCTGTAGGGGTGGTGGGACCGGATAATAAGTACAACGAACTCTACCAAACCCCAACCAAGCAAGCTCGTGAAAAGGCAAGGACCGACAGGCTGGTCGCCGGTGCTGCTGGTGTATCCGCAATCAACACATCCCTAGCGAGCATATACTCGCAAATGGAGGATGAGCCAGCGAACGAGAAGACAGGATTTGCGGGAAGCAAAGTAGACCCGGCAACCAAGGCTCGCCTGCAAGCGGAAGCGGACGGACTGATAAAGATTAGGGACTCCCTAGTCAGGACGTCCACTGCATTAGACACCGGCTTCATTGAAGATCTGCCGCTGATTACACAGAGCTATATGAAACGCATCGCTGAGAACCCGAACTTTGAGAATGACTCACAGAAAGAGTTCATCCTGATGAAGCAGAGGACGCAGCCCCACAAGTACGTCCTTGACGATCCGAAATACATGCACTTCCGAATGGGCAAGGCTCCTAACCCAGCGAACCGATGGGACCACGGTGGCGCAGACCCAATCAGCACAATCAGTGATCGAGGACGCCGAGAGGGGAGAACATACTGGGAAAACGAAGGCACGGGAGAGTTCGGAGACGAGCGGCCAGTACGGCCTCCCGATCCGCCACCTCCCCCAATGCCGCAGGACATCTCGAATGAGGCTCCACCACCGCAAAAGGGTATGGGGCAACAGCCGATACGAGGAGAGTTGATGGATCTCCAGCGACAGGGTGATGCTGGAGTAGATGCGGCGGCCAAGTTCCAGAGCGACACGAAATTGTTTGAAGAGTCTGCTGCTGCTAGGAGCAAGGCAGTGCAGCAGGCTCTTGAGCCGCATGTTCGGATCAGCAATCGCAAGAAAGTGAAGCGAGAGTCTGGAGATCCCAGACGGCAGGGACGTAGCAAGAAGTTGCAATCGACGGGAGAGGTGGAAGCCCTCTTCCCACGTCCTGAAAATCTTGGCAAGCTGGGTGCGGGTTACGAGATACAGTTTGACCGCCTGTATAACGCTTTCCCGACTCTGAAGCACCGGACCCACGTCCGATTCATTCAGTCCATGCTCAGGAAGTACGGTTATGATCGTGACACCATGAGGGCAGAGGCACCTGCTCACGAACAGGCTGCGTGGAATGACGCTATGGAAACCGTGAAGCAACTAAACGACTCGATGAAATCAAGGTAACAGGCAATGCCAAACGGCCCGCTTGACAAGTTGCTACAAGACCACTTCTCGTCTAAGGAGGGTGGCACTGCTCGCGTAGAACAGGAGAGAGCTAGGCAGTCTGCGAGTGTGGCTGCTGCTGGTAGCCAGCAAATCGACCAGTTGTGGGAAGACCACACCCGTGACCGGTCGGGATATGTCTTCACAAAGCCACCGATGCAGAAGGAGCAGGAGAGGCACAGGGAGGGAGTCGAGGCACGATCTGGGGAGTATTTGAAGTCGATGGGCCAGCAGCCCAGTGACATCGACGAAACAGGGCCAGTTGGACCGACCCGCCCATACGTGGCCGAGGAAGTGCCGGATATTGCCGAGCAATATGCGATACCTTCTGCTGAGAGGCGTGTCGAACTTCGCACTCCGCACGAACACGCGATGGAGAAGCCTCGCGGCATTCCTCTTCAGCAGTACCTGCGTATGAAGGACATCCCGATCCCCGATGACGGGATGATGCCCTCCAAGAGTGAAGCACTTCAGTACCGGACTGTCCTCAAACGGGTGATGGCCAAGCAGAAGGGCGGACTGCCGAATGACACGGAAGTGTCTCCGTCCGACATCTCGTCAATACCACGGAACCACCGATGGTACGCCGCGTGGCTGTGGAAGAAACAGGTTGCCAAAGCAATTCCGAAACAGCAGTCGTGGATGTGGAATGGCGAAGAAAGCTGGGCCGCAGAACACGCCTATCGTTCTTACGCGACGATTGGAGAAGCCACTGGCCGCATGAAGGATGCGTTCCACGATTTCGGAGTGCATATACTAGCCTTGCGAGATACGGGTATATCCGATCCCGACAGGGAGTTTGCCAGACACCTCGACGAGATCAGGGACGCCTCAGATCCGTCTGGCATCAGGCCAAAGAGTCGGCAGGTTGAAGGGAAGAGCATTGTCGAGCTAATCCAAGAGGGCAGGTACAAGGACGTTGGCGAGCGCGGTGCTTACGGTGCATTGGGCATGGCCCCTGATGTAGCAGCCACCGTGGCGACCGGAGCCATTGGCAGGGCTGCCGGTGCAGCGGTCGGTCTCTCCACTGCCGGTAGTGGAATCCCCGGAATGTTCAATGCAACCAATACGGCAGCGACTGCCTACTGGTACGCGAGAAGTGCCCCGGACCTGCGCCGTGAACTTGTACAGCTAGGGTTCGAGGACGAGCATGCTACGTATGTGGCGGCAATTGTAGCGATCCCCTATGCAGCCATAGAACAGTTGCAGGTGAGTCAGTTAAGCGCACCGATGAAGCGATGGGCCAGAGAAGCGGTCAAGGCGTCGATGGCGCAGATGCTTGCACGGCAAGCAGGGACGACGCTGAAGCTCTGGGGTACGGAGTTTGCGGAGGAGGTGGGTCAGGGTGGGCTGGAGCTACTCGGAGTAGCGGCGGCGGCCTTGCACGATAAAGACCCGTCTATTGACTGGAACCAACTTCTAATGGAGAAGTACGAGGAGTTGCAGGAAGCGGCTGTGACTATTCCGTTCTTGATCGGACCTCGGCAGTCCTCGCAATTGATGATGGACTTCGTCGATAACGCCAGCCGAACCAACTATGACGCGCTTCCCGCAGGCGTAAAGAAGCTGATGGAGTTGGGTGATTCAACCAACCCGGACGATCCTGCCAGTAAGCACTCGGAGAGACAAAAGGAAGCGGACCTCCTGAAGAAGAGGATGCAAGATATTCTGACAGGGTTCGCGCAGTCCGTGGCGAAGGATGCCCCCACGAGGGCGGAAGCCGAGAAGGTGTTTAGCGAAACGCCTCCTACGGAGGCAGAGGTGGGGCAGTGGCCCGCAGGGAAGCGGATGCAGATATTCGGTGTGCCCAACCCGACAGAGGAAACGATCAACAGAACTTGGGAGCGGGTGCTGGAACAGTCGAGAAGCGAACCCCAAGCGACACGTCCACCCTCAAGAGACGAGGCAGTGGTCAACATAGAGTCGGATGTGGACGAGCAGATTGCGAAGACGGAAGCAAGGCTTGATCAGTACAGGCTTGGCAAGGTCAAGAAGCCCAAGTCCAAAGCCGCTCGCAAGCAGGAACGGAAGGATCTGGGCCTTCGCTTGACGAGGCTGAAAGGGCTGAAAAGGAGCCAGCAGGAGTTTGCAGAAAGGGAAACGGGGATATCACCTGAACCCGGCGCGGTCCCCGTGGAAGAAACCGCTCCGGGTGTTACTACACCGCCTGCCCAGCCAGAGCCTATCGGAACACTGGCCCCGGAAGGGGAGGCCGTTCAAACAGATGTCCAGCTTCTGCAAGCGAAACTAGCGGACCTGCGGGGAACGCTGGAGAGGGGATGGCCGCCTCCGATCCCGGAGATGGTCGAGAGAGAAAATGAGGCCGCCATCAAAGAGGCCATCCTAGACGCAGAGCATGACCTTGGAATCGCCCAAGCAAAAGAGGCGGAATTTCAGGAAGCAGCCACGCCAACGGCACTCGCCCCCGAGACGCCTGCCGCCCCGCCAGCCACTCAGATATCTGTTGGGGATGAGGTGACGGTTCCGGCGAACAAAGAGGTATACGGCGGAAGCCGCACCGCAAGGGTCACGGAGATCTTAGACAACGGTGACATCAAGGTCGCTTACGACAAGCTGGGAGTATTTATCGGCGTCTTCTCCCCGGCGCAAGTCGTAATCGGGGCACGCCCGAAGGCCGCCGCAGCGAAGCCAGCCGCCAAGAAAGGAACCAAGGCCGCCGCCGAGCCTGCCGCCGCCCCCCTCTCAGACTACCTCGCCCCACCACCCCCTGCCGTCGAGGAGCCTGCGCATCAGTTGTACGCCCCGGACGGAATAGTGGCAACGGCCCTGAAACTAACCGAACAAGGGAAGCAGGAGGAAGCAGAGAGCCTGATTGAAGACAACCGTGACGAGGTAGCGGATCTGGTAAAGGACAGGATCAATATTCTCGACGATGAAATTGGAGATCTGGCCCTGCGGGAATCCGACCAGTTGCACAAGGCAAGGCACTCGCTCAATAACGAGGGCTGGGGGCAATCTCTGATACACCTCGCAGATGCGACGGACTTTAGCGAGGAGGCGGTTCGCGGGTTCATGAAGGAAATCGCAGATGCGGAGGAAGCCCCCGAGGAGGTTGCCATCGGTGCCGACGAGCCTGCCGCCGAGGAGCCTGCCGCCGAACCTGCCCCCGCTGGTCGAGCGGAAGGGATCTTAGAACTAAAAGAAGCGGTGCTTAGTCTTGAGGGAGAGGCATACGATATTCATGACGAGTTGGGATGGCAGACAGACCAAGAAAGAGTAGACGAGTTAGAAGAACGACTCCCAATTGTCCAGAGTGAACTTGGAAAGGCTAGAGCAAAAGAGAGGGAATTTCTGGCCGCCGAGGAGCCAGCCCCCGCAGCTGCGGAACCGGCAACTTATGGACTGACACCGTTAGGTCGTCTTCGTCAAGAAGAAAGAGTAGCCAATGAGAAAGTGGAGGAAACGCGAGACGCATTGGAAACACTGGAGCATCGGGTAAAGGTTGCGATAAAGAAGCACGCGAAGAATCCAGACAGTGAAGAAGTTGCATACATCAAAGAAAAGGGGATTGAGCATTTCGTCAAAGAAGGCAACAGGCTTTTAGGTTCGGCAAGAGAAGCCGTAGTCGCAGCAGAAGCCGAAGCCGCGAAGATCCAAGAAGAGATCGAGGCACTAGCGGCGGAGGAGCCTGCCGCACCAGCCAAGAAGGGAACCAAGGCCGCCGCCGAGGAGGCAGAACTTGAGGAGGACGCAGACGCCATTGCTAGGCTCGATGACGACGACGACCTCGCCCAACTTCTCAAAGCACTGAACGACGAGATAACTGGTCCGGGTGCTGCGGGTGGTCTGATTCCGATCAACCCGAAAGCAGTAGAGATAGCCCAGCAAATCGCGGTACTGCTCATCAAGAGCGGGGCGAAGAAGTTTGGCAACTTCGCTAGGCAGTTCCTAGCAGTTATCGCGAAACAATTCGGCGGAGAGGTTGCTGGTCAGTTCAAAGACAAGATCATGTCGATCTATGCCGGGGCGATGTACGATGAAAAGGTGACCGACGCCGAGCGGGAAAAAATGGCCACCCCGGCGAACGCGAAGCTGTGGGTAGATGCCAACATCGAAACGGCTTTGACAGCGGTCAAGAAGGTGTACGCGGGAGTCACGCCGACAGCAGAAAAGCCAAAGGTCGATATCGCCCCGGAGTTGCAGACCCAAGCGGAGTACGTCGCCCAGCAGGACTCTGACGATCCTCGACAAGACGCGGAGGACCATGAAGTGGCTCTTGCCGACGCACAGGCAGAGGGCAGGCCGGTCAGCACTGATGCAGTTGAGGATTACCAAGACACCGGAGGTGCGCAGGTTCCTGATGCTCCGCTGCCCAGTGCGGAGGAGGTTCGGAAGTCGCTCAAAGCAGTTGAGGAGACGATAAGTAGTCTACTGGAAACGCATGAACGAGACGATGGTCTGAGCGACGACGACGACGAACGCCTAGATCAGTCGTACTTGAAGCAGTTCGAGTTAGAGGCAACTCTTAAAGAAATAGCAGACGAACAGGAGGACAGAGATGAAACGCTCGGATCTCGACCCGCTGGGTTGGGCGTTGGAGAAGATGTGGATCAGTCAGAACCCGGCCCTAGTGAAGTCTATGAAGAGGACGGGGGAGCTTTACCCCCTGCTGAAGGAGAGGCAGGACTTGGTGGCATCGACGTTTCAGACGTTGATGATGAAGGAGGGGTGGCAGCCGTGGGAGGCGAAGGAATGGGTCATGCGGAACATGACCCAGCTTCAGCCGACGACGCCGCCTCAGAACAGGAACCCCGTCCCGGTAGCACCGGAACCAATCACCGAATAAAAGACGGTGACGATATCGGAGGCGGTGGCGTAAAGGAGAAGTTTGAACGGAACATACGGGCACTGGTTCTTCTCAACGATCTGCGGTCCAGTGGCAGGAAGCCGACAAAGCCAGAGAAGCAGACCCTAGCGCGATACGTGGGATGGGGGGGACTGAAAAAGGTGTTTGACGAGGGCAAGCTGGACACCGCTTGGTCTAATCGTCGCGCAACACTCATAGACACCATAGGCCACGCAACCGAGGACTGGGATTCTGCCCATCTCAGCGTGCTGAACGCCCACTACACCAGCCCCCAGATCATCACGTCCATGTGGGAAGCTGTGGCGAACTTCGGGTTCACGGGCGGCAAGGTTCTAGAGCCGTCGATGGGTGTGGGGCATTTCTTCGGAATGATGCCCGGCGATCTTCACTCCGCCAGCGAGTTGACCGGCGTCGAGTTGGACAGGATTACCGGTGAGATCGCGGAGTACCTCTACGAGAATGCGACCATCCACAAGACCGGCTTCGAGAAGGCCGTGCTTATGCCGGAGTTTGATCTGGTCATCGGCAACGTCCCGTTCGGGACGCAACGTCTGGCCGACCTTGCCGATGTTGAAGAACTGCAATTGAAGAACGCTGGCGGCAAGCTCAAGAAGAAGATGAGGATACACAACTTCTTCTTCGCCAAGGCGTTGATGAAGACACGACCGGGTGGTCTGATCGCGATGCTGTCCTCGACCGGCACACTGGATTCAAACGAAGACGAACACATCACGTTCATGAAGAAGAACGGCGCGGATTTTGTCGGTGCTGTCCGTCTCTCAGAGATCGCCTTCAAGGCCAACGCCAACACCGGGGTGACCACTGACATACTTGTGTTCCAGCGGCGGATGGAAGGGCGGGAGGCGGGGGGACAGGAGTGGGGCGGTGACGCCGAGTGGTACAGGACGGCGGACGGGGAGCATAGCGTCAAAGCCAGTCCGTACTGGGAGAGCCATCCCGACAACATCATGGGCGACATCGTGCAAAGCAAGGTGCAAGGTGCGCCTAGCAGCAGGATGGGTGTCCGTCCTGAAACAGACAAGACGATGCTCGACTACAAGCCGGAGATCGACGACCGCCTAGCCCGTCTCAAGGAGAACATCGACGCGGAAGCCCTCGACGCTGTGTCGGCACGCACGGAGGAGATGGACAAACCGGACACCGCAGAAAGACCGGAGAACGGTGACTGGGCGGAACTGACGGCTTGGCTTGAAGAGGGGAACCTGCACGTTGAGGAGGACGACGGCAAGTTCAGCATGTGGCGGAAGGAGTCGGGGGTTCTCGTAAAGCTGGAATGGACCCCGGCCAGAAAGTCGAGTTGGCAGCGTCTTATAGATATCAACGAGATCCGTGACGCCAGAAGGGTTCTTCTCATCGCGGAGAGCAACCCGGCCCTGTCGAAGGAGGAGGTGGAGAAGCTAAGAGAAGCACTCAACGAGGTGTACGACGCTTACAGGGTTGCGTGGAAGAAGCCGTTGAACGACGCCAATTCGTTCAGCCTCAACATAACGGACAACCCGGACGTTGCCGCTTCTGGCATCGAGTCGCTTGAGGTGGTTACAACACACCCCGACAAAAGCGTAACGGTCGAGAAGGCGGACATCTTCACTAAGAGGCTGACGTATCCTCGTGAGAAGATCGTCGATGCGAAGACGCCGGAAGACGCCTTGGCTGCCAGCCTGTCTGAAAGAGGCGGGATTGACTGGGAGTACATGGCAGGGCTGACCAACATACCGGTTCATGGTCTACAGGATTCTCTATCAAGCCTGTTGTTCAAAAACCCGCTGGGTAACTGGGAGACCGGCGACATCTATCTGGGTGGCAACGTCCGAAAGAAGCTGGCGGTAGCGATACGGGCTGCCGAGACCGATGCCCAGTTTGACAGAAATGTGAAGGAGCTAACGAATGTCCAGCCTCAAGACTGGTCACCTTCCGAGATAGCCGTCACCGCCGGGGAAAGCTGGATACCCCCGGCGTTTTACGACGATTTTGTCTACGAAATGGTAGACACCATGCCATACGGAAGGAGTTACCCGAAGAGAACGAAAAAGCAGGGCTATGTCTACACCGAGGCGACCGGGAAGTGGACGGCGGAAAACAAGCGAGATCCGAAAGTCGTAAACGATAGGGGGCATCCGGTTACTAAGAACGGCACATACGGCACTCGACGGATGCCCTTCGACAAGCTGATGCTCAGGCTCATGAACGGTCAGTCTCTTGACGTGTACGATCCGCCGATTGAAAGGGGTGGCAGAAGAACCCTAAACAGCGCAGAGACCGCGATGGCCGAGGCGGCTGGGGAGAATATCAATTCTGCTTTTGAGGAATGGTTGTGGTTGCCTGCGGCATGGGACCAGCGTGGCGGCTTGATGGCCACGCTGTACAACTGGTTGAACAACAACTGGGCACCTCCCGTTTACGACGGCGCACACTTGCGGTTCCCCGGAATGTCCGAGGTGTGGAAGAACCGGTTGAATGATCCGAAATACAGCTACCAGAAGAACAACATCTGGCGAATGATTGTCAGCGGAAACACCCTGCTGGCGCATTCTGTCGGAGCAGGCAAGACCGTGCAGATGATTGCTGCCGCGATGGAGATGAAGCGTATCGGCCTGAAAAACCGTCCGGTATTCGTTGTCCCCAACACGCTGGTAGTACAGTGGCAGCAGGACATCAGGGAGATCTATCCGAATGCCAAGGTGCTGTCCCCAGACTCGAAAATGCTGGGCACGACGAACCCCAAGCGACGAAAGCTGATGCTGGAACAGATGCGGTCTGGGGATTGGGACATCATCCTCATGACCCCGGAGGCTTTCGAGCGGGTTCCCATGACTGAGGGTTACATCAGGTCATACTTCAGTAACGAGATAGCCGAACTTAACGAGTCTCTGCGAGCGGAGCAAAGGGATCGCGGGGCAAAATCTAACACCGTCACCGCCATAGCCGAAGCAATCCAGTCCCTCGAAGGGACCATGAACAACCTGTTAGGTGGGTTGAAGAACAAGCAGGGCGAGGCCACGTACACAGGTCCGTTTTTTGATGAACTGGGAATCGACGGCGTGTTCGTTGACGAGGCCCACCTCTACAAAAACCTCTTTGCCAAATCGCGTCTGGGTCGCCTGCCGGGCGTGTCCGCACAGGCTCGACAGCGTCCTTACGACATGCACATGAAGACCTCGTTCCTGAACGCGACCACGAAGGGGCGTGGCGTCTTCTTTGCGACGGCGACTCCCGTCACCAACACGATGGGCGAGTTGCACGTCATGATGCGATACCTCGCGCCCAAGCTGTTGGAAGAGCGGGGCGTACAATCCTTCGACCAGTGGGCCAAGCGGTACGGGGTTGTCGAGAACAGGCTGGAGGTTGAGGTGGCAGGCCAAGGATTGAGGCCAAACTCTAGGTTCTCCAAGTTCACGAACGTACCGGGACTCAGGCAAATCTGGTTGCAGTTTGCCGACACGGTACTGATGAAAGATCTGGATCTGCGAATACCCTCCGTCAGAAAAGACTACCCGTTCCTGCGAAAGTTTGTCGGGAACAAGAAAACTGGCGAGATCCGGTCAGAGATCGTTGGCCATCACATGCTGGGGCCAGACCAAGGGGCGATACAGATTTCCGTTCCTATCAACGAGACACAGGACGCCTATGTGAAGGAGCTTATAGCCCGCACCAACGCCATCAGGTCCGGGGCAGTTGACAAGTCAGAGGACAACATGCTCTGGGTCAGCAGTGATGGCCGCAAGGCGGCAACGGATATGCGGCTGATAGACTCCGACGCCGAGGATAACCCCGAGTCCAAGACAAACCTGATGGTGCAAAACGTACTCGACGTGCATAAGAGGTACGAGGAAACCACGTTCTACGATCCAGAGGCCGACTCGGTCGAGGTCGCCCCCGGAGTGCAGGTACTGTGGGTGGACATGGGAGTCCCCGGCAAAAAGCTGGGGGAGGATGGATACGCAAAGTTTGACCTGTACAACGACATCAAGAACAAGCTGGTCCTTGGTGGGGTAGCCGTAGACGACATCGCGTTCATACAGGACTTCAAGGGGAAAAAGAAGCGGGCGTTATTCAAACAACTGAACAACTCCGAGAAGAGGATCATCATCGCCAGCACCGCATCCCTGTCGGTCGGTGCGAATATCCAGAGACACCTAGTTGCCGCGCACCACCTCGACGCGCCTTGGCGTCCAGCCGACATCGAGCAGAGAGATGGCCGGATCATCCGCCCCGGCAACCTGACGGAAGAAATCGAGATCTACCGCTACGTCACAGAGAAGACGTTCGATGCGTACATGTGGCAGACACTGAATCGCAAGTGGCAGTTCCTGCTAGATTTCTACAAGGGGGACGTGAGCGTTCAGGAGATGGAGGACATAGAAGACGCGGTCCTGACACCGGAGCAGATGTTGGCACTGGCGACCGGCGACCCGAAGATGGCGGAGTTGATCGAGCTTGAATCCGAAGTCACGAAGATGGACCGGGAGAAGCATGGTCACGACAGGCGGATCTCCGCCGACAGGCAGCGACGGCGCATTGCCGCAGATGAGCAGGACATGGCCGTCCGAAGGGCTGGCGCACTGACTGAGGCGGACGATTATTTCACCGCCAAGAGAGCCGACTTGGTCGAAGGCGTGGATATCGAGTATTTCGTGAAATCCATTCCCAACGAAGAAGGCGTGATACCGGCTGACGTAAAGCACCTGAAGCCCGGAAAAGCTGGGGACGCTTTACTTGCGTGGGTGATGAGCGATTTGTTTGATTCAGCAACACAGGAACGCGGACATGGCACGTATCAGGGCGAGCAGTCAGATCACGCGCCCATAGGGGTTCATGTTGGCAGCATCCTTGGAGTGAAGGTCTACTACGACAAGACCACCGCCAAGGTGCATATGCAACTCAAGTCGCGTCAGTTTGGTGCTGGCGTGGTAATTGGCGGTTCGCTCGCACGAGATGAGTGGGTAACACTTGGCGGTACACTCAAGCACGACAACACCTATCTCGCGTTCAAGGCGATCCACGACCAGATCAACAGGCTGGCTGGTGAAGCGAAGGAGGCACGGGAACGTGCTGGTGCTTTAGCGACAGAGATGAGGAGCATAGACCAGCGTCTGGAAAAACCAGACTACCAGTACGTCTCAGATCTGAAAAAGAAGACCCTGCGGCTGGCGCAGTTGCAGCACGACATTCGCAACCAGACGGACGTTTCGCCCCCCGTGGAGACTGCCGAGGGATCGGCTGGCGAGGCCAAGATGCAGTCGCTGCGTGACGAGGCGTCTGCGCTTGATCAGCAGAAGCACCTGATGCAGGACAAGGTGGACGAGTGGCAGAAGGTTGCTGCGACGGGGCAGGCCACCTCGCTTTCTCCATACAAGAACCAGCCGTTCAACAACTACTCGGTGCTATTCCCCTTCATGCCCGGAGAGGCCGGGCGTCCACGGGGGAGCCAGTTGCAACACGGTGAATCGCCAGCCGATCCGCTCACAATCCCCGAGCAGCTAAAAGTCCCAGACGTAGAGGTCGAGCAAGCCCTTCAGGACAGCCACGGGATTCCCCCGGAGGCGATGTTTGCCGAGATACGGAGGGGCATTGATTGGATCTGGCGAGGGATGACCCGCGCAGAGACAGAGATCAAGATACCCACCCTTCTCCGTCTCACCGGCAAGGCACGTGACGCGGCTCGGGCTGCGCAGAAGGTTATCGGCCCCGCCATTGAAATCTTCCGCCTCCTGAAAAACGTGGGGAACTTCGCCCAGTTCAAAGCGTGGGGGACGGTACACGCCATAGTTGGCAACCTCGATAAGGAACACTTCTGGATCTTCGAGCGGTACGTCATCGTGATGAACCAGTTGCGGGCACTCGATCTGGAGGAGCCACGACGACACAAGTGGAAGAATCGGCAGCAGATCGAGGACTACAAGAAGGTTCTGGACGATTTCATCGACGGCAAGGATGTCATGTACCGCACTCAGGATGGCCGAATGGTCGAGAGTGAGGGGATGCCCAACATCCGCCAAGCTATCACGCAACGCAACAAGATCATCCGAGAGATTGTCGAGGAACAGGTCGATCTCGGACTGCTTCCCACGGAGGTGCTGGCGGCCCCCGAACACTACTTCCACCAGCAGATCGTGATGCTTGCCAGAACGGCCCCGATGGCTCTCGCTTCAAGGCAGGCCAAGCCGGTCAAGCGTGGATACCAGCGGAAGAGGGTGGGAGCCGATGTTGTCGGTGAGGAGATGCCATCGTTTATCAATGAAGACGGTACGCAGTATTCACTGGACCCGAACACCGACTACCTGCAAGCAGAACTGACTTGGCTCATCGAAGCGCATGTTGAAGCACACAAGAAGAAGCTGTTCAACGAACTGAACAGGATATTCGGAAAGAAGCCGAAGCTCAGGAGGCTGGCCAAGCATGAAAACCATCTGAACATCGTGGGCGGCGAGGCCAACCTGCGACGTGTTCGTGAACTGGAGGCGTTGATTGGGGAGTCAATGGAAAACCCGGACTCACAAGAGTCTGACCAGTTGGCGAAGCGAAGGTCGTGGAGAGAACAGATACACAGTCTGGACCCGACGTATGAGTTCCGCCAGAAGAAGGGGGAGATGCGGGGCATTATCCAGAGGACGACCGATGCCTTGGACAACATCGAGAATGACGACGAGTTCTTTGCGGTGATACAGAGGTTGGCCATTCAGGACATTGGCAGACCGGGCGCGAAGGCGGCTCGCGGGTTCATGAAGGCAATCTCAGATGAGGAGAGCCTGCTGCGTGATCGTCTGGGTATCGAGTTCATGACATGGGAAAAAGTCCTGCGGCGAGACCATCCAGAACTAGCGGTGTACCAGCCCGAGAACGCCAACGTCTACAGGGCATATGCCATACCGCAGCAGGTCATCAATCGGTTCCAAGAGGGCGTCATCAACCAGATCCTCATCAAGAACCTCGAAGTGGATGCGGATGAGGTGATGGTGCTGTCGGGAGCTAGGGCGAAGCACGTCCTGCCACGGGAGATTGTCAACCAGTTGAAGAAGCTGGAGTCGAAGCAAGCGAATTCCGATGCGGACGATTTAGCCGCCAAGCTGCTTGGCATGTGGAAGCAGTGGGTATTGCTCAACCCCAAGAGGGCGTTGCCTTACAACCTGAGAAACCTTACTGGCGATCTTGACCCCGTGATCGCGGCGGCTCCGGGCATCGTCAAGTACCTGCGCACAGCATTCAAGCACCTCATGCTGCACCAGAAGAGCCTGAAGGGTGAGCAGTTCGCCCTGCCCCCTGAGATAAGTATGGCCATCGAACATGGGGCCATGGGTTCTGGCATGGCGGCTACAGAGATTCCAGACACCAAGCAGAGTGCTGCCCTCGAAGAGCTTTACACGGAGGCCAGCAAGAAAGGCTCCATCCTGAACCCGCTCTTGTGGGGGAAAACAGGGTGGAACAAATACTGGAGCTTTGCGAAGCAGTTCAGTGAGTTCCGAGAGAACATGCTGCGTTACGCTGCCTTCCTTTATTACTTGGACATGCTGAAGCAGGGCAAGGTCAAGCACTTCGGTGCTAGCCGCAAGCACATCATCCTTGGCATACAGAAGGAACTTGGCGACGGATTCGCCGCCGGTCGGTTGGCACGGGAGCTTTTGGGCGACTACAACAACCTGACCGCGATGGGTGATTTCCTCCGAAAGAAGATATACGGTATTCCATTCTGGGGGTTTCAGGAGATCAACCTGAAACGCTACCCCATGCTGATGCTCAACGCTTTCTCGACAGCCAAGATGTCGAAGGAAGACGCCGCGACGGGATTCGGCGTGGCATCTGGTGCGATCACGATGGCCGTGCTGACCACGAGGGTCGGTCTGGGGTATGCCACGGTCATGCTGGCCAACTTGCTGTTCTTCGGTGACGAGGAAGACGAGCTTCCGCCGCACGAGAAAGACAACCTCCACATCAATTTTGGTCGCAGTTCTGATGGAATGGTACACACCTTCCGCAACGTGGGTGCGGTGGGCGATTTCATGGAGTGGTTCGGATTGAACGAGGCCATCTCCATGATCCCGCTGTACAAGGAGGGCAAGGTCGATGGCTGGGACATAATGGAGGAGATGGCCAAGTCTTCGACGAACAAGCTGGCCAGTGGATTCGGTGCGCCCAAGATGCTGCTTGAGTGCATTACCGGCCAGACCTACTTCCCAGATATCACTGAGCCGAGGCAACAAGACTGGGACGAGACGTTGGCGTCGTTCTTCAACCTGAGAGACGAGGAGCGATTCGCCAAGGGGATGCTGATAGGAGAAGGCGACCGGGCAAGGCCGTACTACTTCAACCGCATGATGTGGGGAGTCAACCATCCGGGTCAGGCCGCGATGTCCACCATGTACGAACTGCGGGACCGGTTCCTCAAGAACAAGGGCGAGGACCGACAGGCGGCAGGCATCAGGAGTTCCATCCGCAAGCTGAAGTGGGCAGCCCAGAACGGCGATTACGACGCTTTCAAGGAGGCGAAGACGGCGTACCTGAAGAAGCCCAAGCACACCTACTCGTCCTTCTCCAAGGCGTTGCGGTACTTGGACCCCATCGACCAGCGGCTCAGGCAAGAACTGGAGTCGGAGTTTGAACACGAGTTCCTGACGGCCCAGCAGCGACAGACGCTCAAGTTGGCGAGGGACTACGCTCAGGACACTCGCGTGCAGATGTGGCAGTGGTGGCTGGCGGATGCCAAGGAGAAGAAGGGCGAGGTTGGTCTGGACCGGGCACTGAACAATGAGGTGCAATCCAAGCTGCGGACCATGTCCCGAGCCAAGCCGCTGAAGAAGTCGAAGAGGCCGGGATGGCGGATAGACCAGAACAAGGCGTCAATGTGGCTCAAGGAGCGGGGGTTCTCACGAAGCCGTCTGACCAAGCAGTACGAAGGCACACCGAGCAGTCGGATCAGGGTCAACACAAATCTGCGAAGAGCGGGTGTCGGTTGACAGGCCGCGATCCCTACCGTTACGATCCGAGGCATGGAAATGACATCTGCTGATCCGTTTGCCCAACTTTTCACCGTCAAGCAGGTCGCCTCCCTGCTGAGAGACCCACCGTACACCACGGGATGGATCAGGCGACTGTGCATCAATAACGACGTTGGTCGCGTCGTTGGTCGAGACCGGCTACTGGCCGAGGACGACCTGCGACGACTGCGGACTCTCACCAACCCGCCAGAAAATCTGGACTAGTCGGTTGACGTGTAGTGGTGATGTGCGTACTCTCTCCCGCAAGAGGTAACGCAAGGGATACATCATGGAGCAACAAGTATGCTAGTCCTGTCAAGGAAGTTGGGCGAGAGGGTGTGCTTGTTCCTGCCCAGCGGGGAGACCATCTGGATCTCTGTGGAAACCAAGGGCAGACACAACGTGAAGCTGGGCATCGACGCACCGGAAAACGTCGAGGTGCTTCGGGAAGAACTAGTGGAGGAGAAGTATGGCACAACTGTACGAAATCGTCGGTGAATTCCTGTCAATCTACAACGGGATGATGGATGGAGACGAGGAGCCGAACGAGGAAGTCATGAAGCGGCTGGACGAGAACACCACCAAGTTTGCGAACAAGGTGGAGAGTTGCGTCAGGATGGTCAAGAACCTGCAAGCCGACCAGATGGGAATTGAGGAGGAGAGGAAGCGACTTCAGGCACGCGAGCGAGCTATCAAAAACAATGTTGAGTGCCTGAAGAAGTACGTCATGGACTCCATGACCGACATGGGGACGCTGAAGTTGGACACGGGCGTCTTCCGGGTGGCCGTGCAGAAGAACCCGAAGTCGGTCAGCGTGCTGGACATCGAAAAGATTCCGTCGATGTACGACGTGGCTCAGGAGCGGAAGGTTAGCCTGACGCAAATCAAGGACGACCTGTTGAGCGGCACGGATGTGCCGGGGACCGAGTTGAAACAAACCGTATCATTGAGGATCAGGTAATGGACGCTGAAGTTGAATACCACGAGGACACGCGGATCGACAAAATGGAGGCGGAGTTTGACCGCAGGCTGGTTGACCCCCACAAGATCCGTCTTGGTGGGACCACGATGAGTGGTCAGGTGGACAAGCTGTTCGCTGCGATGGCGAAGGCTCAGGGCGAGATGGGTAACGCTGCCAAGACTGAGGAGAATTCGTTCTACGGCTCCAAGTACGCCGACCTCTCTGCCTGCTTCGAGGCGGTTCGCCAGCCTCTGTTCATGAATGGACTGTGCGTCATCCAGTCGCCATCGTCTGAACTTGGTTACGAAGACCACGACGAGAAGTATCCTTCCCACGTGACCCTGAACACTCTGATTGGTCACACGTCCGGGCAGTGGGTCGTGAGTACGCTGTCGATGCCGTTGTCTCGTGAAGACGCCCACGGCGTTGGCAGTGCGGTCACCTACGCTCGCCGGTACGCACTGGCCGCGATGCTAGGTCTGGCTCAGGCGGACGACGACGGAAACGCCGCCACTATCCCAGAGGAAGCCCCAGCCAAGAAGAAGCCCGCGAAGAAGAAGGCTGCCAAGAAGAGTGAGTCAGTCCCCAAGCCAATCGAGCGTACCGACACATATTGGCGAGGCATTCTGAACGGACAACTGGTAGCAGCAGGCTGTACCAACACTGCGCAAGCGGACAGTGTGTGTGCGTGGCTGTTCACATCGCCCGGCGTTGGAGTGGAGGACTGTCGCGGTGACGAGGCATCTGCCGAGGCTTTCAGCATTAAGTACAACGAGGCCGTCGATTCAGGGGTTCCGAGTGACGAATTCCTGACACGAGCGGCAGTCTGGCGAGACGGTACGCAAGAGGAGATGGTGAAATGAGTGGTTGGACGCAAGAGCAACGAGACGCACAGTCTGCTGCGTTGAAGAAGGCGTGGCGGCGTCGCAAGAAGGCGGCACGCCTTGGACGGGACGCGAAGAATGGCAATGGCATGCCGCGACCTGCGACAGTTCCAGAGCAGGCGGCCCTCATGCACGCCAGAGAACTTCTGTCGAGTGTGAATGGTGACGCGGCAGCGGCCAAGGCTGCGATTGACCAGATGCTGGAACCGGGATGGAAGGTAGTGGCGTGGGAGACGATTTCCTGATGGAGATTCAGGTCGGACCCTACGTTCTGAGAGGGCATCAGACTCGCATCATTGGTGGTTGCAGGGAAGCAGCCGTCGATGGTGTGCGGAAGATGGTCATCCAAGCCCCCTGCGGCTTTGGCAAGACTATCGTGGCACTGGGCATCATCAGCCGCATCCTCTCGAAGGAGGGCAGCGTACTGGTGCTGGCCGACACGAGACAACTGGTCTATCAGCTACGCAACAAGCTGAGCGAGTGCGGGATACCTCATGCCGTCCTGATGGCGGGGGAAGAGTACCGCCATTCCAACGTCACCATCGCCTCCAAACAGACCATGTGGTCGAGGTGCTACACGAAGCAGTCTACGCCCAAGCCTGCCGCTGATGTGGTGATCGTTGACGAGGCCCACAAGTCCCTCTCGAAGGACTGGCAGTCAATACTGGCCGACTACCCTGCGGCGTTCGTGATTGGGCTGTCGGCCACGCCGGAGGGGGTGGGCGGTTACTACGAGAAGATACTGGTCGGTGGGACTTACGAAGAACTGACGCCAGAGTTCCTTACCCCATGCCGAGTGTTCGCACCGTACACCGTGGACATGAAAGGCGTACCTATCCGCAAGGGCGAGTACGTCTCGAAGCACGCCCAGAAACAATTCAACACTGATCCGTTGGTCGGTGACATCTTTGAAAACTGGAAGAAGATTGCACCGGACAGGCCCACGGTGATTTTTGCGAGTGGGGTGGATCACAGCATCCACCTCTGCGAGGTGTTCAACGCGAGGGGTATCCCTGCCGCCCACGTTGACGCTTCGACGCCACAAAGATCGACGCCCAGCAAAGTCGGACGCGAAGACATCTTTGACGATCTGCGGCATGGACGTATCCAAGTCGTATGCAACGTGAGGGTGTGCGACGTGGGCTGGGATGAACCGTCTGTCTCTTGTGGCGTCCTCGCTTTCTCCACGCTGTCACTGGTCCGCTACATGCAAACCTGCGGTCGCCTGTTCAGGACATTCAAGGGCAAGGAGGACGCCGTGTTGATCGACCACGGCGGCAACGTGGCTAGGCACGGCTGGCCCACCAGTGACATCGAGTATGAACTGAACCCACAACGCAAATTGGAGGAGCGGCTTGCCGAGGAGCGGGAGAGCGGTCCCGTCATGGAGTTGCACTGTCCTTCCTGCGGCTACGTCTGGCCCAAGGGGAAATCGGCTACCGTCTGCCCCTGCTGCGGTGCGGAGAAGGTTCGTCGTGGATTCCCCAAGAAGGTGCTAGACGGGGATCTCAAGGAGGTCATCAGAGTTCAGGCTCCACCCAAAACACGAGAGCAGAAACAGTGGGACCGTTGTGTCGGAGTGTCTGCCAATCTCAAGGGCGGCAGCGCACGTCAGGCGAGGCTGTTCTTCTTCCGAGAAACAGGGAAGTGGCCGAACCGAAACCTCCGCAACTGGCTCGGTCATGACGCCAGCCACTCCGACACCTCGACAGTCTTTGACAAATACCGAAGGGGCCGGTGATGGCAGACCGAAAGACTTGTGAATCGTGCCGGACATTCTTGAAGGTGATACTGAATATGGGAGAGGGCAGTCTGAATAAGGACAAGCGGATAGATCAGTTACTGGGCGAGGAGCAGCGTTTACAGGCGGAGTTTTCCGCGCGTGTGGACGAGCTATTGGAACTGAAGGCAGACATGTGCGACGAGATCGAGAAGATCAAAAAGGAGCGTGACGAGTTACTAAGGCAGGAGCCGGAGCCTGCGTGTAGCTGGGCTGGCTGTTTTGGTAAACGGCATGGTGGCTGGCGGTTTTGTGAGCATCATCTGACGAGGGCTAGGAAAGACCTAACGGAAGCTGGGTATCTACAGTCGGTTCCGTGGCGAGGCGGGGGAGTGCGGACCCCGTCGATGATGGAAAATACCCGCGAGACCAAGAACGGCAGGGATTGAAAATGGCCGCTAGACAGTGGTACGAAACAAACGACGACCTGATGCGTGAGAAGCAGGCTGCCCTCCGTCTGGAGACGGCTTGGCACTGCGACATCGTGAAGCTCTCCGTCAAGTACGGAGCCGACTGGATGGCTTGGCGGGACGGTGAGGTGGTCGGAGTCATCGAGTACAAGAACCGTCCGCACGAATGGAACACCTACTCGACCTACATGATCAGCCTGCACAAGTGGATCGCGCTGCGAGTGGCGGCGGAGTATTCCGTGACGCAAAAGCACAGAGTGACGCCGATCATCGTCGTCGAGTTCAAGGACGGGATGTACTGGCTGGAAGTCAAACCGGAGTTAGCGACATTGGAGATGGGCGGCAGGATCGACAGAGATGATCCAGAGGACATGGAGCCGTGCATGTTCATCCCGATGCACCACTGGAAGAAGATCAAGGAACATAATTGATAATGGCGTTCACGAGACGGCAACAGAAAATTCGAGGCTGTAAAACTAAACCGGCGCGGGTCAGCTTCATCGCGTCTTTGTCTGTTGCACCGACCGACGTATGTCGGGTGGAGTACCCAGCGGCCTCGCCAGCCGACACCGCGCACTTGGCCGAAATGGTCAATGGGGCATAGTGACAGCGGTGGACCTTTGTGGGTCTCGTGGACATGTATGGGCTTGCCCCAGAAGAATGGCGTTACGCGCCGAGAAAGGTTTTGAGATGTCTGAACTGAATAAGTTTGAGGTTGTGGGGACCATTGTGGATGTGGTCCGCAAGTCGGTTGGTCAGCGAAATACGCTACTGGTCGAGGTGACTATCGAGCAGCAGTGGCAAGACTGGCAGGGTGCAGAGTCGGTCAATCCACTGGTCGCGAAGGTTCTGGGGAAGCGTGCGGACAGCATGTTCAACCCCGGACCCGACATTGGTGATCATGTATCAATCGCGGGCTTCATCGAGGGGCGAAGCTGGAAAGACCGTCTGTACCTCGACCTCCAGATTGATACAATCACGGTCTTGGCACAGGCAATCGCGGAGGGCGTGGCTCAGGAGGTCGCTGACGACTCCGTGGACGATGACGAGGTTCCATTCTGAGGGAGCGGGCCGTACATGACTGACAAGGACAAGGCAATCAAGATTCGGCTCCCCTTGCCCCCCCGTGATCTGTCGCCCAACGCGAGGGTTCACTGGGGGCGGCGTCACCGCCACTCGAAGGCGTACCGTGCCATCGCTCGTCTGGCAGCGATGGAGGGGACGATGGACACCGCCTTGGGTCTGGACTGGTCCCGGTCGGAGGTAACAACAATCTTCTATCACCGGGACAAACGGAAGCGTGATCAGGACAACTTGATTGCGATGATGAAGTCAGCCTACGACGGGATCGCGGATTTCCTTGGCGTGGATGACGTGGGGTGGATGCACGTTCGGATCGAGCGACGACTCGACCCCAAAGATCCGCGTGTGGAAGTCGTCTTGACCAAGGTTCCAGAAGACGGAAGATAGGCGGGCAGACCTCCTGTCTGCCCTCGACAGTATTCACGTCCCTGCTGGCTGTCGTGGCGTGATTATAACAACTGCGGAGCCAAGACAATGAACATAAATGGCAAGCACCCCTTCTGGGGTATACTGAGAATGGCGGTTTTTTTCACTGGCCTGACAGTGTTCCTGTGGCTGAATTCAACGACCTTCGACAAGGGCGAGGTCACGACGATTCTTGAGCTACTGCTACTTGCAGGCGGGTTCGAGGCGGTTCGCCACAAGATGGCCGGTTCCAAAAAAAGTGACCCAGTGGACTAGACGCCGCGACAACGGCAGCGTTACCATCACGTAAATGCGTCATGGTCTCCAAAGCGCGGCTGTCTTGTGTCTCCTCGCGGTCGCCCCGCACGCCGTCGATCCGACCCTTGCCCCATCGGTCAGGGTCGGCGGTTGTGGTGGGACCATCGTCCGCCAGACTGACGGCCACCTCTGGGGTATCTCTGCCGGTCACTGTGCCACGGTGGGTGTCCCCGTGACGGTGACGTTCTCCGATGGCAGCACCGCTACCGGAAAATGGCTCCACATTGACCGTGAGAGCGATTTGGCCGCATTCGCCGTGGCGTTTAGCACGTCCAAGCGTGTCAACGTGGCTCAGATCGCCGCTCAGGGCGTCACAGGGGCACATACGGCGAACGGGTCTCGTGGACCGATCAAACTGCTTAGGCACGGTCATAGGGAAATGAAAAGCACCGCCGGGGGGACGTATGACCGGACGCTTTACGCCGTCAAGTCGGGCAAGTTCCGCGACGGAGACAGTGGCGTTGGCGTGTGGGCAGGCGGCAAATTGGTTGGTGTCGCCAGCCACGGTGAAGACGACGAGGAGTTGTACGCCTGTCGGGTGGGGCAGCTACGGGAGTTCGCCGCCAAGCTGCACGATGCGGCAGACCTGCCCGACTGGGGAGACAAGGACCGCACGAGGGAGATCCTCGCCCTCAAGAAGCGGCTGGACGGACTCACTGCGTCGTCTCCGGGCAAGGCTGGCCCTGCTGGCTCCCCCGGCAAGGATGGCAAGGATGGCTTGCCAGCGGACCTTGGCCCGTTGATAATCAGGATCGAGTCACTTGAGAAGTGGCGCGGAAACTTCCGTGCCGTCATTCATGTACGGGTAGTACCCAAGGAGCAGAACGATGCCAATCAACCTTGACGACAAATTGGACACGGCAGCAGGCGAACGGATCGGTCGCCAGAGCGACTCATCCGTCAACTTCATGGCACTCCTCGACCGAGTGTTCCTGAAATTGTCCGCCGAGACTGACCCTGTTCAGGCTGCCGCCATCTCCCAGATCATCGCACGCGCGCCTGCTGGCAAGCAGCCGGGTGAGGCGGGTGGCTGATGGGTCTGACTGATGAGGAGCATCGGGAGGAGGCCCGTCGTCTGGTGGGTCTGTCTACCGACGAGTCCGACGTAGAGGACGTGGCTCTCGCTCTGCGCATAGCGGACGATCAGGAGCAGGCGTCGTCTGATCTGGCAGAACTGGACCGACGTACTCTCGTGGAGATTGTGGAGGTGTTGGATGCACGACGAACTGGAGGAGGTCGCAGAAACGAATCGGCAGCGGTTCAGCCTGCTGAGTAATATCTGGCATCACGACCTGACCAACAGGCTGAAGATGCGGCGAGTGAGTGACGCGAAAACCATGGGTCTAGGTGACGATTATCCTGTTGGCACATATCCGTCTCATCCGGCTACGATTGTGAACCAACACAAGGCAGGACCGCTGGTCCCAATCCTGCTGTCCACCCTGCTTGGCGGCGGCGGTGTTATGAGCGGGATGGCGTTGTCCTCCTCCATGGGGACACCGCCTATCCCTCCTGCCGTGACCGCTCCGTCTCCTCCACAGACGCTGTCACCCATCGAATTCAGCATCGAGATCCGTGGTACGGACGACGGGATAGAAGCTAATGTCATACCCCCTCAAGACTAGATATGTGTATCAGGGCGTCGTCGAGTCTGTCTACGACGCTGACTCGTGGACGATCTCTCTGGATCTCGGCTGCCACGTCACCCTGAGCGGTGAGAAGGTCCGCCTCTACGGCCTCGACGCTGCGGAGTTGCGTGGCCCTGAGCGTGAGCAGGGGAAGCAGGCCAAGGCTCACGTCGAGGGGTTGCTGGATCGCTACTCCCTCTCGGACAACGAGCGTCGATTCTGCTTCCGCACCCATCCGGGCAAGGGCAGGGAAAAGGGGAAGTACGGGAGGCTCCTCATCGTCTGCTATGGCCGAGACCCTGACACTGGCGTCCCGGTGAACCTCAACCGTCGCTTCACCCTTCACCCGTACATCCTCGAAGCGGACTACGGCTAGGCGCACGAAAAAACCGGGACACCCTCTCGGATGTCCCGGTTGTCGCCTCAGTCATCACTCGTATCGACAATCTTGATCATCTGCCCCACGTCGTACAACGCCTGCTCGGTTGCCTCGATGTCGAGCCTCAGTTCGTCGGGACAGGCCATCTTCGCCACTACCAGCGTATCCTCCAGTACGGTGTAAATGCGTCCCAGCTTCTGCTGTTCGGCTAGCTCCTTCCCGTTCGCGATATCGGTGACCACGTTCTGGAACGCCTCCAGTTCCTTGTCACTCACCTCCTTGAAACGCGACTGGTCGTGTTGGTAATCCTCGTCCATGATTCCGGCATCACTGGGTGATCCGTAATTGTCGCTGCTCGGTCGTGGTACGGGCATCACTTGTTTCCTCTGTCGTCGCGGTTGTTGAAATAGGTTAGAACGGCAGTCCTCGCCTGCCCGACGAGCAGTCGGTCCAACTGCTCGTCACTGATGTCGATCTCCTCACCCTCGTCGTCGCATCCGCCAAAAAAGACAGCGTTGCCGACGACGCCATGCCCTAGCAGTTCACTAGCCGTGGCGTTGAAAGGCAACTCCATCATCAATCCGTTCTCGTTGACGTAGGCGTCCCATCCGTTGCCCGCCGTCATCTCAATCATGCCATCGACAGACGCCTGCATCGCCGTCAGTCCTTTGACTGTCATGATGTGAATACTGCCGTCTGGTCTGATCTGTGCTACGTGCATTACTCGGTCTCCTTGAAAGAAGGGGCGAGGGGGGTGGCACATTGGTTTGCGCCAATTCCCCCCTGCCCCGCAGTATGGCTGTGGCTAGAACCACAGTATCAGTCATGGCATGGAGCGAAAAGCACCTTGCTGACAGCCTTGTCGAGGAAGTGCAAGAACTGCTCAAGCTCCTCGCCACCGGAGTGGCCACCGATGTGCCAATTGGCCCTCTCGCCCTTAGCCGCGCCGGTCCCTTCCCGCCACTCCTCGACGGATGGGAAGCCCTTGCCACCGTAGAGGTCGGTTGCCTTCCAATCGTAGAGGGTGAAGACGGTTGCCACGATTTCGTCGTCCACCTTCCATATGCCGGAGTAGTCTCCCTTCCCGAACACAAACTCCGTAGACACCTTCGACTCGCAATTGTCGAGATCGTTCAAGGCATCGTAGGTGGGTTGGCCAAACGCCTTCACCAGATCGGCGTAGGACACTTGAACCTCCCCGACAAGATACGAGCCTGCCCGCAGCTTACCGCCCAGTCGCTCGTCCGTCATCTTCACGAAATCAGTATCAGTCATTGGTCTCGTCCTCCTCTTTAGTGTCACTGTCGTCCACAAACGTCCATCGCCCCACCGTGTTGCCGTGATGGTCAAAGATTGGCCACGAGGCATTACGGATGATCGGCTGGGTGAGGGTTCCGTGCTGCTCGATGATTTCAGCAGCGGCCCGAACGGTTACTGCCACCTCGTCGCAGAGCAGAGCATCGGTGTCGTCGCGGTACGCTGCATTGTCCACGTCGAACTGTAGGTGTAATCGCATTAGTCGGTCTCCTTGTGTTACCCGTGTCGGATTCCATCGGCGTCGTACCATTCTCCCAGCAATGGCATATTGTCTGTCACGTGCCATAGGTGTTCCGCTTGAGACCAGAGTGCGTAGTGTCGTTCTCCGCTACCTCGCTCCCTCACCTTGGCGAGATGAACTGCATCTTCTTTCGTGTTCACTCGTGTATTGTCTGGCATCTTGTGTGTGTCCTTTCAGTGTGCAGGCTCGGCGGGGGGAGAGAACGAATCAGAGTAATCCCCCCCCGCCTTACCCACCACAAGGAGAAGTCAGTCAGCGGGTGGAGGGTGTGGTGAGTCGCTCTTGCGTTACTTCATTCTGACGGTTGGACCGCTGCCCTACAAGCCTCGGCCAGTAGTTCGTCGGCCTTGGTGTTGAGATCGGTCAAACCTAACTCGGACAGTGTGGCCAGCAGTTCGTTGTAAAGGTCTTCAGGGTCGTGCGTTTCCTCGGGTTCCATCTGACTCTCCTTCCACGTGTTGCCGTTGGCGATACTCGGTCGTCCTGCTCCGCCGGTCAGAGCGTAGACCTTGCCCTCTTCGGGTCGTCCTTTGTCACTCATACTGTCTCACTCCTTGGTTGGTCCGCGAGCCAGCGTGTCGCTCGACGGTTGCGTAATAGTCATCGGCCCCTGCCACCTCGGGCAAGTAATCAGCGTCTAACCCTCTCTCGTCCAGCCACTCGCAATCCTTCAAGCACTGGTCGCCGTGCTTCCTCTCAGCATCCTTCGACAGTCCCTTGGCAACGTCCTCGACAACTCGTAATGCCCGTTCGGCCAGTTGCCTTGTCGGATACCACTGGGTTGCCTCAAGGAACGTGTCGCTGCCCCACCATCCTCCCTCCTCTGGTCCTCCGTAATAGGATGCGTTCTGGTACAGCGAGCAGTGCCACCCCTCCTTATCCTTCTCGGCGTCGGGGTTGGCGTCGTAAAACGCCTCGACAACGTTAAACATGTTCATCGTCGTGTCTCCTTGTGTTCTCACCACACCCGCCACCGGCTGACTGCCCGGATGAAATACCCTCGTGGTGGTCTTGGTGTTGGCGGGAGTGTCTAGCCGTAGCACGCACTCTCTTTATGCGCCCACCAAGTCCCACCACGAGGAGTGTAACGCTTGCGTGCCTGGCGGCA